CTAGCTGAAACTCTGTGGTGTTCAGATAACCAGATGGTTCAGCCCCCGCAACCGAGACACCGCCCACAGGCCCTATCACACTGGCCATATCATGCACGGCCACGTATGCCCCGTTGACACTCAGCGCCGGATCGTTTTCCCGCGCCCAGCCATCGCCGTATGACCACGGGCTAATTAAGGGATCGGTTTCAAAATCAAGATCATATATAGCCAGTGCAGCCAACCGGGCAGCGGCATCTGCGTCAATACTAAAGACGCCAACAGTATTGGTGCCCACTATCCACGCGCCAGGCACGCCGAAGGTGGTGATATGCCTCGCCCGGATTTCGTAAGCAGTGCCAGCCTGCAGCGGCAGGATAATCGTGGATGTCACATCGAGCGCCTTGGGCGGTGCCGGGGCCCAGTCGATATCACCAAAAACCCGGTATTCCACTTCGGTCCGCACCACCAGGGGCCCCGGATCAGTCCAAGTTACTTTTAAGGCATCACTGGCAGTGCCTGCGGTGCCGTAAACCACTTCGGGCGAAACCAAAAGCCCGGTCAATTCTATGGGTGAAGCCTGATCAAAGGTAGGTGGTGAAAGCCGGGCAGGCCCAACAAGCAACGGATCGCTTAGATCATAGATAGAGGGATCTTCAATCAGCAGGGTCAGTACAATGATGCCGTTCGCGGTAACAATCCTGTTGGTGACACGAACCAGTATATCACTATAATTTGTGGTTTTGGTATTCAGGCTGACAATATCAAACACCTTGATATCCAGATACTGCCAGGAAACGGGTATCGTCCAGCTTTCTGAAAAACGCGAGCGGCGGACTTGCTGGCGCGCTATTCTCTGCGCGCGGGCAGCATTTTGAATATAAGGCATATCAAACGACATGAAGCGCTCGCGGCCGTCTTCTGCTACTGCGGCGACTTCGCTTATCTCTGGATAGTCTTCAAATGCATATAAATTTGCCGGATCTAAAAACTGGCCACCCGCTACATTGAACAATTCTGAAATGTCACCAGATGGCTGATACTGAATGGCATCCGTTGCCAAAATGTCATCTTCGGTAATGGTGCCCACCGCCAGCAAGTCGTTAGCGGGGGCCCAGATGGAATAAAGCCCGCCGCTTTTGCTAACCTTGCCACCAATGGTGGCTTCCAGTTCGCCGATAACCCGCGCATGGCCACCGTCGATATAGATCATACCGCCAACATGATACCGCGGGATGCCGTCAACCAGTTCATCACATATGTTGGCGGCCGCTACAAAACTGGCGACATCAATGTCAGCGGCAGCAATACCCATGCCCACCACCAGTTTGCTATTGATGCGCCAGCCAATCAGGTAATAAAGCACAATCAGCGCCCAATTTTCGCTAAACGCCCATGTTGTCTGATCGCCGCTTCTGTGGGGGCCCGCGCCGCCCAAAACTGTGTCATCCTTGCGGGGGTCATAACACAGGCAGCCTTTTGCCACCTGCGTATAGCGGCTGGGGATGCCGCTCTTTATTTTATCACCTTCAAGGTTCCAATTCAGGGCAAAATGGGGGAAACCTCGACCCCGCGCGGTGCTGGGCCACGCCGCCCCACTTACCGAGATCGCTGTTTGCACCTCAGTGCCGAGCCGATTATATTTATTCAGGGTTCCAGACCACGCCCCCACGGCCGCACTGCCACTGAAACTGACCAGTTCGTCGTCAATATACAGGATGCCCATACTTTCGATCTGGTGGGCGGCCCCTGCCAGTATTTGTAAAACGTGCTTTTCGGCGATGGTTTCTGCATAAACCACCTGCAAGGGCATGGCTGTTTCACCAAAGACCCAGACAGCCGGCGTATTCGGCTGCACTTGGGCATGCAGGCTATTGGCGCGGGCTGTTCTGTTGGCCTTTGCGGCTTTACCGGCAGCCAACAAGCTACCGCCTACGCTTAGAGCCAGCAAACTACCTGCCAGGATGGTGCCTATCGTTGCACTTAAAGAAATACCAGCTATCGTTACCGTGGCCGTGGCACCAAGCGTGCCGGTAAGTCCTAGTCCGGCGGCCAAGCCGCCGCCAGTGGCGATCACCCCTATCACCAGAGCCGCGATACCAACAATTTTCAGGACGGTGCCAAATACCTTTTTAGACACTGTATGCACACTCCAACTTCAGGGTTGGGAAACGCACTACGCCGCCCGCACCCAGAAACAGAGTGATTTTTCCAATCACAATCCCACACGCCCCGTCCGAATAGCCAATATCCCCGCGCATCGCTGATGCTGGCGGTTTTTCTGTGCCCAGCCGTGTGGCAAGCGTTGATCTTAAATCACCTGATCCAATTTTCCTGAGTGCCCGCAGTGCGCCTGCCGACGTTCGGTAACGCCCGCGAAAATCCGCCATCGGGTCTGTGCCAGTGATGGCCTCAACAGCCCCTGCCACATAAATGCAGCAGTCCATCTTTCCCCACGCCACTTGCGCGCCGGGTGTTATGCTGGAACCCACTGTGACCAGATAGTCATTCAGTCGATGTTCCCAATCAAGGTATCGGTTCATAGGGTCACCCCAAAATATTATACTGGCCGAAGTCATAGCGGCCGCCACGGCCTTCTGATCCGGTGCCGATAGAGCCCTTAAAGCCTGTGGGTCGGTTTTCCAGCTTCTGCACAAAGTTTCCAAAAGTATCATCGCTAAACAGGCGGTTATGATCACGAACCCGCATGGTGCGCCCGGCTGCTGCACCGGTATCCACATCGACGGTAATCGAGACAACGCCGCCTTCCTGCCCATCCTGCAAAGACATCTGGGTAAGCACCCCGGTTTTGTAGCGCACCGGGTTTGGGATCACTGTGGCATCGTCGTTATTCAGCAGCGCGAGCCATATCCATGCAGGTTTCCCCTGCCACGCGCGTTTGTCCCGCACAATTTGTCGCAGCAGTTCTTCATTCAGGCCGTCCGCCATCGCGGTCATCGTAAGCGCCGAGCCAATGCCACCGTCTTCAACGGCATCACTGATTCCAACCAGCCCGTCCAGCGGCTCGAATGTATAACCGTCGAGGGCGGTATCGCCTGTGCCTGTGGGGGCAAAAATGGCGCTGCCGGTCCACGCATAAAAGGGATCGGTGGGGATATCCAGCCGCACAATCCAGACAGGCGTAATCACCCCGCCCGTGAGCGTGTTGTTCATCTCTACAGTTAGGGTCATTCAATTTGCTCTTGTTCATTAAAAAAGGCCCCTGAAAGGAGCCTTTTTCCGCCTTAAACTCGTTTTTCGATCGCGGTGAAAGACATCCCGCGCAACAGCATCAAATCCAGCGTTAAGGTGGCTTTGCTTTCGCTAAATTGAAACAGGCCTTTTGGATTGAATATATCGATCGCGGCGTTATTTGCGGGCGCTGTGCGAAGGTTGCGCAGCAGGTTAAAACTTACGGTGCCAGCGCCATCGCTGGTGGCGTCTGCTGTTGCCATATTCAGTTCATTGTTAATCGATAGATAGTGGCCAGCACTTATGACAGCGCTGTTGGCTGTTACCCCGTCGCACACCAGCACACTGCCAAGCTGCCCTGCGCCCTTCACCAATGGCCCCGGCCCTGCATATCCTGTGCCGGGGTCTTTGTGATCAGGCGGTGATAGCAGGAAATCATTCGCCAAATCTGACGCTTGTAAAACAAATAACCACCAGGCACGGGCCACCGCATTATCCATCATCGGCGGCAGACTAATTTGCACCATCCAATCATCTGTCTGGTTGCGAATGGTTTGGCGGCGCCCTGACAGGAAAGGCAACTGTCTGTCGTCGCGTTGCCGGGTCCAAACCGCATTGTTAAAAGTATCGCTGGGTACTGGTAGGGTCGCCATCAGGCAAATCCCGGACGGCGCAGGCTGGAAATGGTTCGTTGGCTCGCTGCCGCCGATATGATTGGCGCTGCGGCCATTATTGCGCGGTTGATAGCTGCTTCGACAGCAGCGGGATCACCCGCGCCGCGCGCATCAACCTGAATTACCATTCCGCCTCTTTCTTTTGATGCCATTCGGCTATCATGACCATTCATCACCGTCGACGGGCGGTCCACTGTGATAATTTCCGGCACGTTGCCACGTTCATTCACGAGAGTTGGCACGCCAGGCTGGATACGGCCGCCACTTGCCTTTGCGCCGACGGCTCCGCCGAATAAACCCAGAAAGCTGCCAGACCCAAACCCAAGCGCCGAAAGGAAGGGTTTAATAATCTGAAGACGCGCAAATTCAGAAACAATACTGTCAATCATACCCTTAATACTCAGTTTGCCCGAGGTAGCAAAATCCGCCAAGCTACGCTCTACATCATTGTATGCTTGCTCGCTGGCGTTCTTTGCCTCATCGATACCGGAGGTGAGTGCGTCACCAATATCGTTTCCTGCTGTTGCAGCCGTTGACGTCATGTTGTCAGTGGTCGCGGAAAATGATTGTTCAAGTTTATGAAAGTCATCTTCAAAGGCACTAACATTGATCGTGCCTAATCCCAGTTTTCCGAGCAAATTTGAGGCTCGTTTGCCCAAATCAGATAGTCCCTCCAAAATATTCGCTTTGTCGGCGTTAAAAGCTTTTTTGGTTGCCTCATTAGTCGCTTCAACGGCGGCATCAATATCCCCGACAAGGTCTTTTTCCAAGAAATCGGCAAAAGACTTCTTAGGACGAACATAGGTATCACTGTCGAACAGTGACTTAAACCGCTCCCATCCCCTGCCCAAATTGTCTATGGCAAGACGGAACCCTGCTGAAATCTTGTTAAACCTGTCCTGTAGGTAAAGTTTTATGACTTTCCAAGCGCCAGTGACGGCCGTGACAGTAGTATTCTTAAACAGTATGAAGGCAGCGCCAACGGCGACAATTGCGGTTACAACCAAAGTGATCGGCGACGTCATCAATACCAGAGTCTTAACGACCGTCTTTAAAACAACCGTCATCGCCGTTACAGCCACCTTGGACATTAGAGAAAATGCTGTGGCCAACGATCCAAGGCCAATACTCATGAAACCTAATGCCACCAGCGCGGGACCAATGGCGGCAGCTATAGCAGCTGCTACTACCAAAAAGGCTTTTGTTTTAGGTGTCAGAGCCTGGAAGCTGGCGAGGGCTTCTTTGGCCCATGCCACAAGGGCCCGAGCGTAAGGCATCAACGCAGTCCCGATTGTGATGGCTACATCTTTCAAATCAGCCTGTAGGCCGCGCATCTGGTTGGCAAAGGATTCGGATGTACGCTCTGCATCGCCCTGAGCATCAGTGGTGGCCGCCATAATCAAGTTAAGGCGGGCTTGTACTTTTGCTTGTTCAAGCGCGGAACCTGTCAGTTTATCCGCACCAATGCGAGCCATTTCCTGTTTTAGAGTTGATTCCGTAATGACAATACCGAAGCGCCGCACTGCTTCGTGGTTCCCTACCAAAGCCGAGGTAAACAGTGCCATAGTTTCTGGCTCGCTGGCGTTATTGAAGCTTGCTACATCCACTGCCAACTCAGTAAGTGCCGTGGACATTTTAGAGGCCTCGCCACGAGCAAAACCCAAGGGAACAAACGTGTCCTGTACACTGGATGCCATTTCCATCAGGTCAAACCGAGACCGATTGACAGCGCCGCCAAAATCTTTGGCCCACTTTTCTACTGCGGCGGAATTTTCACGAAAGACGGCGGTGAATTTTCCTTTCATTTCTTCCGCGTCAGATGCGAATTTAATCGTAGCACCCGCAGCGCCCAATATAGGCAGCGTAACTGCTGCACTCATTGTACGGCCAACACGGGCCATATCACGCCCCAGCCGTTTTGTTGCCAAAGCAACCTTATTCAGGCCGCTGACGGCCCCATTGATGTCGGCGCCAATCTTAACGACAAGGCTTTGAATGTTAGTGATGCTCATTCTTTATACTCTTGCTGGGGGCTGCGTAGGCATCAAGATCAGTGAAATCGCCAGACAGCGCGGGATTTTCAGGCCTGTCTGCGCCAATACTTTCCATATAACCGTCCATAGCGGCATACCATTCGAAAATACCCATGGAATAGAAAACATCGGGTGTGAATTTTAGGTGGCCGAAGGCAATTTCTTGCCACCGGCGCCAACGGCGCGCACGTTCCTCTACGGTTTCAGCTGCACGCTTTTTTTGGCTTTTGGGGGTTGATGCGCCGCCTCCTTGACGGCGCCTGCATTGAAACATCCAGCGATAGCTCTGGAAATTTCGCCAGCGTCATCAAGATCGAGTAATTGCCGGTCTGTATCTGTTAATGGTGTCCCACCCGCAACACACAGTTCCTCAAAAATTACTAGCAGTTGCTTGAATTTTTTTCCCGGCTGCTCCAAGGCTGTACAAGCCTCATCAATACCTGTATCGAGGCGTTCTTCAATGTCGATCACCGCCATCAAGCTTTTGCGCAAGATGCGGGATTGGCCTGCCACCTCACACTTATGAATACCCCGTGGATTTGCCATCTATCAGGCCCCAGGGGTGATAGTAGGTTCACCGGAACAGGTCAGTGATACATTGTAAGTCTGTTCGCCGTCCTGTTCGCCAGCATAACTGACGGACACCACTTGAGCCGAAACTTCGTAGGTCCGCCCACCTTCAAATACCAGCTGGTAATTGTCTAGTGTTCTAGCGAAAACGCGGGTCTCTAACAGCACTTGCGATGCGCTTTCAGAAAATACACCCGCCGCCCCGACCGACATGGAAACAATTCCAGCGCCAGGCACCAGTTCCTTGTGGCCATTACTGTCCTTATTGGTGCCTTCCACCTCAGAACCGTTAATATCAAAGGATGTGGTCCGCATTTTGGCGACCGTGGTAAAAACCTCAGCCGTTCCCCCACTACCTGCTTTCAAAAGAAAGCCGGCACCTTTCTTGATAACACCAATAGCCATTGCTCAGTCTCCTTTTTTCGGTGTCAAAACGCGGACACCCGGTTGTTTGATAATCTTGTCGGTGCACGCACCTGCTAAACCCATTGCACCCAAATCATAGGTGCCTCCCAAACTTGACGTGGAACGGGATTTGTCCAATTGAACTATCGTCCCAGCCTCGACAAAAATCTTTACCCGAGGCGCGGCTACCAAGCGTTTTGGGGCCAAGGGAAACATCTTTTTCATCGGCCCGGACGCCGCCATAATGTCGGCTGGATTTTCCCATCGCCACTGGTCCAGATACCATTCTGGGGTCATGGTTTCCGATCGGCGCAAACCATTGCAGTCCATGCCACACAGAATAATCGGCGCACAGCCCATCACCCGCGCCAGCCAAACCGCCAGCCGCGCACTTAAAACCGCCTGTGGCCATGCCATTAAATGGTCAGCGCTTTCAGGGAACCGGCAAACCCGCTTGCTGGCCGATGTTTTAAGGTTTTCTGCGGTCCATTTGTCGTTAAAAACGGTATAGTGGCTGTCAATTCCAAGGTCAGATGCGTGGTGATTAACGGCTATTCTGATCCCCCCTGCGCCCAGACGCTTCAAATCCTTTTCCAAGCTGGGGCCACCGCCCAAAATAAGGGCATATTCGCCTGTATGTTTCAGCGCTAGCGGACTCAAATCGCCACCTCAGGGTTGCCTTCGGTGGTATAGACATGCAGTTCAAATTCATAGGTCACACGCCCGTACCAATAAATCCCATCTTCATCATCTTCGGGCGTGGCAAAATCTGTGACGGCGACCACCGGCATAAGGTATTTAACCAGCCCGCCAAAATCGGTGGCCATTGCGGCTTCGACCTTGGTTTTCCATGCCGAAGATTCGTTTTCTGCGTCGGCAATATCAAGGACAGACCAAATGACCTCCACATACATGCGCATGCGGCGTTTGATTGTTGGGCCAGCCGTACTATCGCCCTTATCATACAGTTCGAGGCGTTCGTCGGGCGTCCAGGCACTAACGGACGGCAAAATGGCATCATCCCATTCCGTCAGGCGCAATCCAGACGCTGTTGTGATTCCAGCCATCCCTTGCAGTGCCGCCAAAGCAGCGGCGCGGGCCTGCGCATCAATATGGGTCATGGTGATGTTCTTTTGAGTTTCAGCAAGGCGCCGCCTTCGGCATCCGGCTCAGTCTTGCCAATTGTATAGGTCTTAGAGCGAACGGTGATGACATGCGTTTTAACAGCCTCCATTTTACCGTCCGCCAGCGCGGCCGCGGCGGCGGATGGAAGGCTTGAAAGAACCACATAAATTTCCATGCGGCGGCTGCTTATGCCGCGGCCTTCACCGCCGCGCACCGTTTCGCTGCCGCCGTTCACCTCGGCTTTTGTTTGGGTTTGGATCGAACCATCGTCATAAATCACAGTTTCACCGGCAATGTCGATGAAGGCACTTTGTGCGCCGGAAAAAGCGTCATTTATGAAATCCATGATAAAAAAAAGGGCGGCACGCGCCGCCCTATCCTTTCTTGAATGTGGCTTTAGGTGACAGCACCGGGGTTGGTCAGTTTGACAGTGCCAATAGTATCGCCCAACGCGGCGGCCTCGAAAGCAACCACAGCACTGGTGATATCACCGGTCGCGGCAACCGCGCCTTTCTGGAATTTGCTGGCGCTGATATCCCAGTCAAGAACATCACCTTGCACCCAAGCCGTGCCGGTTGTTTTGGCAACGCCACTGAAAACCCCTTCCAGCGCCACTTCACCCACCGCCCCAATGGCTATGGTGCCAAGGGCAATGGCGAGACAGCCGCCGATGACCACCAGAGTATTAACCGCAACCACGCCGCCGGTGGTATTTGTCCAGGTCATCTTCGCACCTGGCTGCTGATAACGAATTGGCATCTTGTTAGTCCTTCTTTAAATTTGGGGGGAAAGGGAACCTTTTGGCTCCCTCAAAAATCAAATGTTAACCGTCGTTTTTCACCGCACCGCGGAAGTCGATCCCGGCCACGCCGAAGTCCAGTCGGGTTTTCCACTCCACACCGTCTGTGCGGAAGCCGTCTTGCATTTCCATGAACGGCTCTTCATTACCGTCAAGGAAGGCTACCTCAAGAACGGGCGCTACATTTGGATCTGCGAAACTATACCAGGGGGTACCACTAAGGCGCGCGGTGCCGACAATATCGCTATATGTCAAATGCACCTCATTTGGACGTTGCAGCTTGTTGGCGGCGTCCGGATCATAGATAGACGCATTCACTACGCCCGCCTTACGCGCGACTGAAGTTGAAGCAAGCAATATAGCAGGGCTGAGATCGAGAAATTCCTCTGTATTGCCAACCGCTGTTTGCGCCGCCATAAGATCAGAGACTTCGCCAAACGTAGTGACCGAAGGCACGCCCGCAGTGCCTATATTGCCGCGCGATGCGTCAAACAGCGCTGTGCCGTCCAATAACAGCGGACCATTGCCGCCATTTTCTGCAAGCATGGTATAAACCGCTTTTTCAATAGTCAGTTTTCCCGCCCGTCCAAACATGGCCGCCAAAGTCTCAAAAGCACCCATGTCATCATTGATAATGGCCTGACGGCTGAGGGCAATGATATTGCCTTTTGTGGTCGCTGTGAGGCTGGCTTTCTCGCCGTCCGGGATGGTTTTGTTTTTGAACTCGCCATTTTCATTCAGATCATCAAGGCCACCGAAGCTGCCGACACGGTACCGATTGTGCGGGCGAAAATCTGATACAGATCCCACTTTACAAAACCGCCGCCATGTATCCGGGGTGATAGCATAGGCAGCTTGCAAGATCTTATGCATAGCGTTTTCGAGGACGACGGTGAAATCACTGGTGCCTTGGTACAAAGTTCCCTGCGTCGGCGTCAGCGCCATCTTAACAATGTCTTTTCTGCTTTTTCCGTGGGTTTTTTCACCCCTTGTTTCAACAGCGTGGCGGGCAAGATCAGCAAGGCTGAATGAGCGGAACTCGCCGGGGTTTACAAGGTCTTGGTCCAAAGATTTGACCATGCTGGCATGACCAGCGCGGTGAATGATAGCTGCCGTTGCAGCTATGAGGAATTTGGAACGATCATCTTCACCGACTATAATGTGTCCGTTGGACGGCGCGCCGCCTTTCGACATTTCCGCCATTTGATCAATGATTGCGGCTCGTGCATCGGCGATGGGCGTTTTTTCAGTGATCAATTTTTGGGCAAAAACGCTGTCCAATCCTGCCTTGGTGCAGCCATCCAATATTGCAGAAACCCGATCGGTTTCGGCCAGTGTGGCACTAGCGGCGGCGGCGGCGACAGCCGCTTGAGAGGTTTCTGTTTCTGCGGGCTTCGATTGAGGTGCCGCCTGACCTTCAGGTTTATTAGCCATTGGTTTCTCCTTTTTGGCTGGGGTGGCGGCATCTTCCGCCGATGGTGCATTTAATTTTGCTGCTGCCTGATAGCTGCGAACCTGGGCCGCCATGCGTGTGGGCATGCGGTCCACTGTTTCATTGTCGATATTGGCAAAATCTGCGGCGGGGGCATCTGACAGAACTTCATCAACAAAACCCAGATCAAGTGCCTCGCTGGCACTGAGCCACGTTTCGGCATCCATCATGGCTTGAATGGTTTCCTCGTTCTGGCCGGTGCGGCGGGCGTAAATGCCAACCAAACTTTCGCCCATTTTTTCCAGCTGCTTTTGGACTTTCTCAAATTCGTTTTTGTCGCCAACTGCCACGGTCCACGGATTGTGGATCATGATCAGGCCGTTTTCTGGAATTCGGACCGTATTGCCGGCCAACATAATGATGCTGGCCATCGACGCTGCCAACGCTGTGATCGTGACTTCAACGCGGCTCGAGTGGCTGGCCAGTTCGTTGTAAATGGACAAGCCATCAACGACATCACCGCCGGGGCTGTTGATAAAAACCTTTATGGGATCAGCCGCCATATCCCGGATTTCGCCGGTGAAAGTAGCTGCGTCTAAGCCTTCGAACCAATCCCCAATCACGCCCATGATCAGCACATCACCATTTGGCATAATGCGGGCGTTTGCCCCATAGGTTGGGACAGTGTTTTTGGTCATATTCATGTGAGTATTTCCTTAGTCTGCAGCGTTGTCGGAACTGGTATCTTGCATGACCTGCTGGGCTAATCCCGCGCCACTGACCTTGCTTGGGTCGATGTCGAGAACAAGCCCCAAATCGTCTAGGGTTTTCTTCTCTGCCGCCAACTCTTTGAAGTGGCTGTCTGGATCACGCCCAGATTCCTGCAGAAGCTGGGTCAGGGTTTTTTGCCCTGATCTGACTGCACCTGTATTTGCAGACACTTCCTGCGCTGGATTAAGCATTTCGCGGCGGGGCGGCGTATGCAAAAAGGTGACGCCAGCGGTATCGATACCTTGAGCAATGAATATCGCTTCCAGCACCCAGCCACATATCTTGTCGTTAAACACCGGGATCAATGTCAGCCAGCGCCAAGCATCCACATTCTTATTCATTTCCAGCCGACCCATGCGCCCAGACGTGAAGCTGACCCCTTTAAGATCGCCGGTTAAGGCCTCGTAACTGATACCAAGACCCGCTGCGACCGCGCGAAGCGATACACGGGCATAGGGGTCATAGTCATTAACAGTTGGCGGCTGGCCAAACGTTACTTGGCGGCCCGGCGGCAAGTTGGTTATAAGACCGGGTTCGAAACCGGTTAGGTCGGCATCCTCGCCGTCACCAGGCACACCGGGTACGCCCGTAGGGTTGTCCTGAATATCTTGAATGAAAGCCACGTAACAGGCCGCTATTTTTTGGCGGACAAGCTGGGCCTCTTCATAGTCAGAAAAATCTTGGAGCCGCAACATAACCGGGGCCAACCAAGGTATGCCTCGCACTTGTCCAGGGCGTTCAACCAGATACAGGTGAATAATTTCACTGGCCTGCACAAATTTGGAACTTGGCAGCCCTTGATAGACCGCCCCATTTGGGTGGCTGTTAAATATCCAATAGCCTTTGCGCCTTCCCAAAGCGTCAAATTCGACGCCTTGCATAATATAGCCGCCAGACGCTGTTGGCCCCTCTTTGGTGTGGTCAAGGAAATCGCCTTCCAACACCTGAAACTGAACAGGAAGTGGCAGGCCATCACTTGTACGCCGCCACCGACGCCGCACCAGCACTTCGCCGCCCTCAACCATTGCGCGGCAAACCAAAGCCTGCAACCCAAAGAAATTATTCCTGCCATCAGCATCACAAGCGAGCGAGCCCAGATGTTTCATTGCCAGCTGGTGAATGTCTTCTGCCGGGTTTCCATTTTTCTGAAACTGTACCTTGATGCCTGCACCAACGGTGTTTGATACAATTGCCTCAACACCTCGGCGGGCGTGGGGATTGTTCCGCACCATGTCGTGCGAGCCACTTCTAAGCGCCGGTAGGGATTTTCGGCTAACCACATTAGCGTCAGCTGAAGACCGCCTGATGCTGGCACCGCGCCTGCCCTTGTCGGCACCGTCATAATAGGCACTGGCCTTTTTCAAAGCCGATATGCGAGAGCGTGCAAGTTGACGGTTCAAGGCCCATGACGGGGAAACCGCAGATATTGCCCTGTCAAACATAGTCATCAGCAGGTCAGGCCTTTGCTGAACTTGGCGCGCAACACTGCTTTCGCGGTTGACGTGCCCAGTTCCTTTGCAATGAAGTTGCGGCGCTGCACCAACTCTTGAAAAGTCGAATATTCAACTTCACGCCCGTCGGTAAACTTTACCTTGCGAACGCCCTGGGCAATGGCGGCATCCATTCTTGCCAGGTCCGTGGTTGTGAAATTGGTGCTCATTATTTCAGCCAGACTTTGCGGTTACCGCGCCCGCCGCCCCGCCCTGTCGCATAATTGGACTGGGCAGGAGGCCTGCGCTTTGGTGTTGTATTTTTCTGTGCTGCCACGCGAACTGCGGCGGCCATTTGGTTCAATTGATCATCAGTGAAACGGCTAATCCCAAGTTGCTCGGCGGCGGCGCGGGCATAAACCCGGCAGTCCAACGCTTCATTTCTGGCTCTGTTCTTCTGCCATTCTCGGACCATGCGGCCGTATTTGTTTGTATTGGTGATCAGATCCTCGCCGACCAACTGTTTAACCACCTCGTCATCTACCATCGGCAGATGCACAAACCCTTCTGGGTAGGACTCGCCGTCAAGCGGCACAGGCAAACGCAGAAACGCATAGGTTTCTTGTTTGATCAGGGCGCCGCCCACTGGAAACAGCCGCACACCTGTGCGCTTGCCGTTCACCGCCACATCAGCGCGCGACGGGCCACCAATTACAAATGTCCAGTTTTTCCAGTGATCGCCGCGAATGGCCATCACCCTTGGGTCTTTGCTTCGCTGCACCCAGCTTACAACCGCATCCGTGGCATAGTTGCTATCTACGGCCATGCGGGCCAAAGGCAGGGTGCCGCCTTCTTCATGATCCCAGGACTTATTTAAAAGATCACTGATAGGCCCCCATGTTTCATCGCGGTAGGGATCGCCGTCTATGACATCATAATCAACAAGCCAGCTTTCTTTGCCGCGTCCCCAACCCCAGACAAAATATTCAATACGGTCTTTTTGAACGTCAGCACCGATGGTTAGAAACAAAACACCCTTTGGACAGGTGCCAAGCGGGAAATTTTCGCGGCGCTCATACAGTCGTTCCCAATCGGGGGCTTCCCCGCGTTCCGCCCAAGTCTCTGCTAAAATGGTGTTGATAAAGGTTTTTAATAATAGCTGATCGCCTTGGGCATCCTCCCAGGCATTGGCGATATCAACCCACGAAAACCAGCCCACCGGGCTGTAAAGCGAATTCAAATGGAACCCTGCTGAACGCCCTTCACCTGGTGTTTCAGCGCGCCACTCGCCGCGCTCAAGCATTTCTGTTTTATGTTCGTCACCCAACACACTTCCGCAGTGAGCGCATATATATTTGGCTGCTTGTGGGTTGCCTTTTGGCCATTCGAGTTGTTTAAATTCGAGCGTCTGAAACTCGGCGCAATCAGGGCACGGCACCCAATAGCGCCGCTTATCGGACATCTCATATTCCCGTTCAATGCGGCTGGCACCCTTGATCGTCGGTGTGCTTGTGACCAGACGTTTCTTGCGGCGTCCGAAACTGTCCTGGCGCTTTTTGGCCAGCGTAATCGGGTCACCTTGTTTTCCAAGATCCAGCGGATATTCATCCACTTCATCAAGGAAGAGATAGCGACGGGGTTTGGACTTCAGGCCAGCAGCGCTGTTGCCGCCGGTCAGACCCAAAACCCCTCCTGGAAAGTGTTTTGATCTTACGTTATTGCCGCCGTCGCGGTCACGCTTGTCGGCTATCTTTTTGGATAGGCGCGGCGTGGCCTCGATCATCGGATCGATGCGTTCCTTGCTATAATCTTCGGCGTCTTCTGTACGCGGCAGCACAATCAGCGCCGGGCCCGGAGCGCAGTCTATGATGTAGCCTATCCAATTGTTGCCGGTTTCAGATTTACCCAACTGGGTGCCCCACATCAGCGTGACTTGCTCGGTCGGGTCAATGATCGAAAGGCATTCCAGTGGTTCGCGCACATAAGGTGTGCGGGCGCTGCGGTAAGGCCCGGGCTCCGATGCGGCTTTACCACTCAGGCGTCTATGACGATCTGCCCATTCGCAGGCGGTAATTGGTTCTTCTGGTCGCAGAGCATCAGCCCATGCCTTCCTCACCGACTGCCGTGCTTGCATCTGCAAGTCCGCCTGATCGATTGAGTAAGAAGGTCCTGACATATTTTTCCAATGTCGCTGCCAACAACCCCGCGTCTATACCAAGGTCAACAGACATCTGCGCATGGACTTGTGCGGGCCAGTTCAACAACGCGTCGCGTTCTTCTGCGGCAATCTCATATTGCGCTTTCTCTACCGCCTTGCGGTCAAGCAAGTCACCGGCAATACGCTTCAGGTCCAGTTCGTGTTTTTGAGCAATTGCAAATTCTTTGCGAAGGCTGGCTTGTGCCTTCGTGATGGGTTGATCATCATCGTTCGAGTCTGTGTGATCCCGTGGGATATTAGCAACGCGTGCTTTCGAGGCCAGCGCATGGTCGGCTGGTGGATGGCTTGTTACTTTTTGTACTGCTGTCGAGGTTCTTTTCGGCGCTGTGGATTTTGTTACCCTAGCGACCTTTTTTGTTACCTTGGTTGTTACCCTGAAGCGTCCGAGCTCACAGCTTTTTAGCTTCTTGTCCGACGCTTTTACGTCCACCAATTTACCTGCCATTGACAGGTATCCATCTTCCTTCCATAGTGTTACCGTTTTGCGGCTAACCCCTTGAAGTTCTGCGTATTTTGCTTGGCTTACTTGGGTGGGGAAACCTGTCAAAACACCCTCCCCCGTTAGGCGGAAAACAAGGTTCAAAATCTGTTACCTTATAAGAACCGCAGAACTCCGCCACTTTTGTTACCCTAATTTGAAGCCCACCCACTAGCCACGTTTCGCGGCAGTGGACCCGTGAGCGGCGAAAGGGCCCAGAAGGACCCAAAGGGGTGGGGGTATAGGCTCACCCCAAAACTCTTAAACCGAACTATTTGCGCGCCGCCAAGCGCTTGACACGGAAGTCCAACTCGGAGCGCAAGCGCTTCGGCAGCAGGTCCTTCACCACACCTTCGCGGGCGCGTGTGATTGCTTCGCTCGCCATGGTTCTAGCAATACCAGGACCGAACATGCCTTCCAATTTACGGCTGCCTTTGGACGCAGACTTTCTATGCGCAACAAACATCGTATCACTGCCAGCCTTAGATGGAACTAAGAAGGCACCCTTAAACAGTTGCCTCCTACCCCACGGGTTGGCACTCACGCCCTTCTTTAGCTGACGGGCTTTAAAGCGTATGAGATTGAATGGTCGTCCCTTGCCTTCCACAATAGCGGTAAGTGCTGTCTCTGACGTGCCAGCTATACGCCCTGCCCGTTTGGTGATCTTAACGCGGGACCGTATCGCCTTTCCCGGTAGGCCAGACTCTTTGGCTATATCCTTTACCGCTAACCGCCTCACTGTCACTGCTGTTCGGTTAATAGCGCGGCTCGCTGCGACAGGAAACACCTTGCGTTCAAGTGTGGTCAGCTTAACCTTTAGCTCTGAAAGGCCCAGCAACTCTATACTTACAGGCGCCGCCATCGGTGTTTCTCACATAAAAAAAGCCCGTCACCTTGTGGTGCGAGCGTACGTCTCCGATTTCAATATAAATATACCCTATATAGGTTGCAGAGGTTTCGCAAACACAAAATATATTTTATTTCACTTTTTCTTGCTTCATCGCTGCTACCGCCGCCAACCAATCAAGCGCCCGCTGATGATACCGCCACAAAGTGGTGCGGGACAGGCCTGCATAACGGCTATCTTTCATCATCTCTTTCACGCGCTTCCAAGGAATACGCGGCAACAGTTCACCCTCTTGGGCCCAACTCGCCCAGAACAACAGCTGCCTATCCTGCACATCAGGCAATAATAACAGCATATCAAGGGTTGGCTCCATATCATCAACTTCAACCTTCGTAAGGCGGCCTTTCAGGCGAACCTCAAACACACTCACATCCTCCTTATAGTCAGTTGGACGCTCTTTCCTAATTTCCGGCCAGGCATTGCCGCCCAATAACCAGCCCTTCTCACGGTCAGGCATACGCCGCAGTGTCCATGCGGCACGCACAAGACGCATCTCTATATTGGCCCTCAATACATCAACACTCGGCGCGTGGCCACTCTCCGCCGCAAAGTCGGAACAACCATCCGCCACAGCTTCTCTGAGAATGTTTCTAAGCATATCCCTTGCCCTTATGTGCTGAATAAAAAGCCCGTTCATGGTTGCGGGCGGCGGCTGGGCTTAAAACAGTCACGCGGTACGCACCGTGCGCCCGGCTGGCATCGCTATTTTTCAACAACCACCGCGCCCGCGCCGCCGCCTTCAATTTATTCGCCGCAGGCACCTCTATATAGAACTCCTTGGCAATATCCTTGATCAACCTGCCCTTATGGCTTTCGGCATAAATCATGTCGCTTAACATGCGGCGGTTGCCAAATTCATCCCGCTTTGCTTCGGCTAAAGTCAACACCGCCTAACCCCTTTTCACTAACAGAAACTTCAACTCATACCCCAGCGCCGCCGCCACACTCTGCGCCATCAACAACGTGCCGCCATCGGTTTCCACCCTTCCCACAGTATTTGAGCTCACGCCGGCTTTTATCGCCACATCCTGCAAGGTAGTGCGGCCACGCCGTGCTTTTATCGCCCGAGCCACCTGCCAAGGTTCGTCCAGCAGTTCACCGCCACGCGAATAAACCTGCTCAAACACCTCGCCCAGCTGCTGCAATTTGTCATCCATCAGACAGTTTCCCAAAAAGGCCGGTTATCCTTGATATCTTTCAAGCGTGCCAACCACGGGCTAACCGTGAACCAGTGGCTTGGCAGCGGCGGCAGGGGATCGTGCATCGTATAGGCAATCACCCCATTGAGCGGCAGCCATTCAAAGCGCCCGTCATTCAACAAAACAAGCAAGGCCTTCGACGTTCGCCGCTGTAAAGTGCATGAAAACTGAACATTCAGGCGGGTCATGCCACCGCCTCTGGTTCTAAATATTTGGCGCGCAGGTTATGTTCACGCTGGGCGGCAATATCAGAACATCGCTGCGCCACTTCGTCTTTTGGCTTGCTGTCTGCGGCACTTTGGTCAGCAATAACCCCCAACAAATGGATTGCTTCAAGGATGCGCCCATCCCTGTCACAAGCATTCAGAAAGGCACCGCCTACCCCGGCAATCAACGCTTGTTGGCCCGCCGCGGTTTTAAAAACATTTTCAGCTGTGACCGCCACCGCATGCGGCTGTTTTACCGATGTTCCGTGGCTTTGCTGCCACCACTCACGCCGCAAGCCTTCCAGACCTTTGTGCCGGTTTACCCAACGCTGGAAGCTGGTAGCAGCGCTTTTGATGCGCGATCCACCTTCAATGGCCACTTGCCGCCACACTGGCACCAGCCAATGAATGAAATCCCGGTCAAGCTTCAACTGGCGCGCTAAATCATCCACCAAGGCAGGCCCCGGCTTAAAAGCTAAAATTCTATCATGAACAGGATCTCCCCCCGTGGGGGGACTAAGGGGGTAAGTCTTAGGGTTAGGTTGGTGTTCATGGTCGGACTCTGTGTCCGCTGGCTCGGTCGTTTTTGTCCGCAGGTCAGATTGTCCGCTGGACACATTGTCCGCTGGCTCAACTTCATCCTTTACACCACCGGACAAATTGTCCGCTGGCTGGTGCTCAACAATCAAGGCCTTGAGGTTAGGCAACAGATCAACCACAAAATCTGGGATATCTGTACGGGATTCAATATTTTTAACCAATATGCATAAATCAATGCCGCACAGCACAAATGCTTCACTTCGCCAACTGCCATCTGGCCGCCTGCGGCGAATACGGTGAATAAGCCCCTTGTCCTCTAATACACACAAATGCCGCCTGACCGACCGTTCTGTCATTTCGGTTTCTTCAGCGATTAGCCGTTGGCTGGGAATGCAAATCCACCAGTCGTTGGCGCGTGTTACCAAATATTGCAGCACGGCCTTTGGGCCACTGCTACCCGCCCTTTGTTTGTAGCCCCACGCCAAAACTTCAAAATACTGGTTCATGCCACCGCCCCCGCGTCCACAGGTGGTAAAGTCCCAATGAATTCTGGCATTAGCGGGCGGTAAACCAACTCCAACAGCGTATAACCACAGCGGCCAAACTGCCCCGGATCAACCCATATAAACCATGCCATATCCATCGGGCTGGCACCCTCGCCGGTAAAGTCTATGCGCCATGCACATTCAAGCTTTAAGGTTGGCTTCCACCGATTGTCTTGCAACCAGCCGCGCGCCTTTCCGGCATGCATGTAAGTTGATTTAAGCAACATCACGACAACGCCAATATTTAACTGGCCTGCTTGCTTCAAAAAATCCGCTGCTGATCCCGTTGGCGCATCAAAGGGTGGATTGGTAAACAGCACATTCGCCCGCCGCTTACGTGTGGTCAGGAAATTAACACCTGTTTCGCCGTATCCTCGATCATTGATATTGGTGCTAATTGTGGGATAGCCAAAAGCCATAAGCACTTTCGAGATAGCGCCGTTGCCACAGGCAGGCTCCCACAGCGTTGATCCATCAGCCACAACCCCTCTAAACATCGGATGGCCTAATATGGCCTCTGTGGCCTCTGCAGGCGTGGGGTAAAAATCGTCATCAGGGCGTTTTGCTCTATCACCCTTGCGTTGGCATCCTATGGCATTCGACATGCTCACAGCGAGGGGCCCTCCTGTACGGCCCTCGCGACACCCGCACACCTGAATTCGCACAAATGATCAGGAATTTTATGCATACGGCCCTTAGCCCCCCGCAGGCCCACTTCACAGTATTGGCCCTCGGGCAGCCATTTGGGGAAAATGCCATCAAATTCATCCAGCAGGCCCGCCATTTTCCCCTGCCACAGCGGCGGCATTTGCACCATCAGAACCCGTGGCAGGGTCAGCCACCGCGCGTATGACAGCCCAAACCACCTATCCAGCAATATAACGCCCGAAAGCGTTAAGGCCCGCGCCTCTTTCAGATGCATCCAGTTAAACCACCGCCGCAGCATATAAGACCGCGCGAAGCTGATCACCGTGAATATCACCGTCATGCCCGCCGCATGGCTAAGAGTAACCGCATAACCATACATCGGCAGCACAATCACATTCGAAACAAACCCAACGCCAATACCCACCGCAATATTAATCAGGCTTTCCGCCACACTGGCGGTTTTGCTCTGGCCTTTCATGCTGTCAGCCCCCCAGCCCGTGGTGCGGGCTGCTGTCTTGCCATGCGCGGCACCTTGCCTGTTCGCGGATCACAGAAAAGCCCTAGCCGGTCCTCAAGCACCATGATCGTATTTTTGCAGCGCTCAATCTGCTTTTGAATGTCACTACGCCCGCCCGCGCGCTGGCCAAGCGTATCCCGCAAGCGCTCTAACGCGGTGATCCTTGTCCATTCAGCGTGCAGCGCCAGCATATCGGCGCTGATCACATAGCCATTCAGCCGCAGCCACAGCATGCGCCCGCGAATATCTTCCAGCGCTTCTTCGCTTGACCGCACTTTTGGCACATTGCCACCGCATGGTCTGCGCCGGTTTCTGGTTCGCGCTTTTGCCCAGTCAAACAAGGTTTTTATGGAAAATATTGTCATCGTATCAACTCCCAGTTTTTGAGTGCATCCACAACCTGGTCAAGCGTATCCGCACGCACAAAATGCGATGGCACCACACCCAACCCGTTCAGTTTGTCTTTGAAGGCCATTTGCTCAGGGGAAAGTCCGCCGTTACGATGGCGCCTGCGGCTCCCGCATTTAAGCTCAATAAAATAAAGCAGCGCGCCCTGGCCGATTAGCAGGCAATCCCAAACCCCGGCTTTCACCCCTTGGGCTTTCAGGGTTTTGCCGCCGCGCCCGGGCCTGTAGCCGCCGTTTGGCACATGAAACCAATAAAAAGAACCACTGCGCGACATCAAATCCAGATACTGCGCCACCTGTATCTGCAAAATGCCTTCGCTTGGGCCTATCCACACTGGTTTTTTTTGCCGTGCCGCCACCTCCCTACCTCCTTGGTGCGATAACGGAAAGGCTGCCGCCACGCTTGGCAACACCTTCCAATTCTTCAGCAGTTGCTATCATGGCGTTGGCGGCAGCCCGCAGGCGGCCTGTTGTATCGGCGGCTTCTCGGTGATCTATCAAACCGTCACTTGCCGCGTTTGCTAATTTGCTGGTGGCGTCATTCATAACAGCCAGTAATTCCAGCACTGCCGAGCCACGGCTATCAACTTGAACACAGCCACATTGGCCAATGCCCACAAGCAGCATATTGGTAAAGTCAGGCCCCAAAACCGCAGCGCACTGCAACAATGTAATGGCTGATGGCTGTTTTTCGCCCGAAATAAAGGTATAGAGCGCGCTCTCGCATTTGTTGATATCTGCGGACAAGGCCGCCACCGCCAGTTTTGGCGCATTTTTAACGCCACTCGCCGCACGGCGATGGCCCCGGCCCACAAAACCGCTGAAGGCATCGGCAATGGCTGCGGCACAGTCATCATGGCTCGGGATGGTGGAATTTACCTGTGGCTTCTCTACCAATGCAGCCCCCTGTTTTCTGTTAGCGTTATGGCATCAGCAACCAACAAAGGGCCGCGATATGCCAAAGTTAAACCCCTACCAAGCCGCCGTATTAACCCGGCTCGGAATCCTCCGCGCCGCTAATGACCGGTGGTAAGAGGCTTCGTAGTTCAGTCTCGATTGGGTGCGGAAAACCTGTTCCCGCAAGCGATATATTCATCTTTCTTGCTGTCTCATGGATTTCCTTCAGCCTTCTGATTGGAAACATGCCCCGCTCCCACCAACCTTGTACGGTTGTATGGTTATTGTGACCTAGTTCACGAGACATAGGCCGGACACCGCCAAATCTTGTGATAACTTGTTTGGTATCTATAAACATGGGCCACTTGTACGTTTACTGCGTACTATTTGCAACACAAAAAACGTACATTCAGTTTTTTTCTAATATGTAAGGATGTACGCATGATTCGTACAGAAAACAGAATATCGCAGGAACTTATCACTCTGCGTAGCGAAACAGGGGCCACTGTGGCCCAGTTGGCGCAAGTATTGGGTTATTCCACACGTAGCGGATATCAGCACCTTGAAGAGCGATATAAGAAGGAAACACTCCCGGCTGAAAAAAGCCGAAAGCTGGCTGAATTCTATTATCATACACACAACATCCCACGCGATCGACTGTTGGCACTTTCAGATATTGAGCAGCCCACCACCGCTTCCGACACCTTAAATCGCCCCTACCGGGTTAAAGGTGAGGTTCAAGCTGGTGTTTGGCACAAATCTGCAGAAATTCCTGATGCTGATCAGATAACAGTAATGGCCCCGACTGGCAGCCACCCACTTGCAGATAAATTCTATATGGTACGTGCGCGCGGCGACAGCATGAATCGGCGGTTTGCGGACGGGGACTTTATCGTTGTGCTTCCTTTGCACGCTGATACACATAAAGTAGAAAGCGGTGAGCTTTTGGTGATCCACCACCAAAATTCATCCGGGTTGATTGAGGCTACGGTAAAAGAACTAGAAATCAATGCTAGCGGCGAACATTGGTTATGGCCGCGGTCAAATAATCCTCTTTACCAAACACCCGTCAAAGTTCCGCCTGTGGCCCAGTGGGGAAACCGCGATTCCGAGATATGCGTGGTGGGGGTGGTAATGGGGATACTGCCCTCCTTCGAGCGGCCCGCAACCATAAAAACTGCTTAGACTTTTTACTGCGAACCACAGGCCGCGCTGCACCACTCATCACCTTTGTCTTTTCCATATCAACCCCAATCGAATGAAATCTTGTTTCATCAATTAGGGTCAAGCTGCCTGAACACTGTCCAGCAAAAACCTTTTTTCAAGGCAAAAAGTATCACTTATTGAACACTGACTATAGTCAACTTTCGCATTTTGAACATTTACAACCTTCGGCTTTAGTTTGGTTGCGAAAAATCCACGCTTTGCATCGTGGTGATTCGGGCGGTGCCGTGCGATAGTAAAAACCGCTTGTCTATCTCTAGATTAAAACTCAGTTCTTCAATGCCAAGCCGCTTTGCCACCGCCTGGCATTTTTCCAAGGCTTCATATAGCTCTTTTTCTTCGCCAACCAGATCGTCAGGATCACGGTAAAGGCGGGAAACGCGTTGAAGGGCTCTATCATTTGCTGTCATGGCCCTACTCCGCCGCTATTTGCATTTGCTCACTGGCTCGCAGATCAAATGCATCCGTCACGGGTGTCTTGAACCCAAACAATTGCACTGCTTGGCGCAGTTGCTGACGAAAGGCCGGGCGGAAGGATACAACATGTGCGTTGCTTTTCCCTGCGGAGCGACCTTGTGTTCGAATATGGGGAATACCAAAAATCTGCGTAGATAATGGCGTGATCTGCGGATCTTGCAGCATGATAACTTCGTCGATCGCATTCAAAAGGCAGAATTCAGATAGCGTGCAAAACATTTCTGCTGCAACGCGCTCAAATTGGCCCTTGCCGATTTTGCTGTGATCAACCGCCCACCGGGACAATTCCCATGCCCCTCTGTCTCGCGGCAAATAACCGTCTGCATAGTCCGGCCAAATATCAGCTAACATATAACTGCCGGTGGTTGGCAACATGCGCCAGGCGCCTAAAACTTCATTGTTCTGAACCTGCAATACATAAACAGTGCCGTCATGATCATATTCGTCATATTCTTCATCACCGTCGCATTCAACGTCCCAGCCAAGTTGATCCTTGAATATCTTCTTACGCATCTGGAACATCGATTTTTTAACGTGTGGGTAATCCCGCAGCTGCGCGCCTGTTGCAATAAATGCCATAATACCGCTCCCTTTGTTTCGGAAGCGGCATTATGGCCTTCAGTGTTCGCGGGGCATACTCCCGGATTCGGTGGTATCCTATTTATTATTAATGGCGGGAAGGGTTAGGCGCACCTTCATACCGGCACTAAGCAGATTGGGCGATTCAGTTTTGCGGATGATGGCCTTTGCATAATGGTCTACTGTTGAAGGTTTTATCCCGAGAGCCGCCGCTGATTCTGCGCGGGTACGACCTGACGCAAGGGCCATCAGCGCACCAATTTCGCCGCGACTTAGGTTGGGGCGCTGTACGTTGGACGCCATGCCAATATCAACACTGAACTGATTACACACAAAGGCGATGTGGGTGAGCGGCAATCGATAGGCTTTCCATGCGCGTGCAGCCACCGAATGGTCATCCGTAAAGAATGAAAGGCATCCCCACTTTCCCAATATAGTGCCTACTGGAAAATGAACGCCGTCAACCATGCCAAAAGCCGCAGCGGATTCCATAAAACCGTATTCTTCAACGCCCAAATCGGGGCGCGCCATAACATCATTCCAAAGGAACGGGCTAGCAGTAAGGATGGCCTCTTTTACGATAGGATCAACAAACAAACATTGGTTATCGTTGTAATAGTCCATCCACGCTTTTGGGCGTGTGTCGACTTCTTCAAAGTCATCGTGGGTGCCGTACCACCATGTAAACCCTGTCATCCCAATTTCTTTATTCAGAATGCCCAATTGATGTTTCAAATTTGATCGCGTTTTATCACGCAGCAAGGCCTCGGTGAAGTTCAAAGCCATCTCTATTGAATGTAGATTAGCACCCATAATTCCCCCTGCCGGTTCAACCAATGGACAGTTTACGCACAACTACAACCTTTATCACTACACCAAAATTATAATGCTGGCAGTGACAATCGTCACACCCTGAGGTTATAGTTTCATCTACAGTGCGAAAGCTGGCACATGGGAGGGCCGAGTACTGTGAACAGCGATGAGATCAACAGGAAGATTGTAAGCCGTGTTTCCGCTTTACGAAAATCTCTCGATATTTCCAGAGAAGACCTGTCCGCTCGACTGGATTTTGACCAGCAGAAAATTGGTAGAATTGAACGCAGCGAAGCCATTTGCCCTGCATGGTACATCGTGGCGATCGCCGACATTGCTGGGGTTGATCCTGGTATTTTTCTCAGCGATATCCTGATCAACTCCGACATTGATCACCATACTGCTTTTTTAAGTATTATTCTCGAGTCTGTGCCAAAAGGTCAGCGCAAACATCTGGAGGCCATCATAAATCTATTATTGGATATGGATACCGACCGAACCGATATTACCTAACCCAGTGGGCAGGTTTCAAGGAAAGTCTTTTTCTGCGCTGTGGCATCCGACAAATCAAATACTGTCGTGTGGCCACCGAAGCGAATAGCAAATTTATCAGCGCCCATAATTTCACTGGCAAAGACTTTGCCAACTTTGCCCGCCCACAAACCCTTATATTGCCACGGCTCCTCTACGGCCTTTTTGCTGCCAACACGGTACAAAACGGCTATATGGTCATCTAAATTTATTACAACCCCAAGATTAACAGCAGTAAATACTTTCCCTTCCTGGCATTCGATAGCCAGGGTAAAGGTTGACAGTCTATCTTCCAGATTTATTGCAAGTATTCGAACGATAGGTGCATCCGTGAAAATATCTTTGCTGTTTTTGATTACCACTTTGGTATCGCTGGCGTATGCGTTCACAGAAAATGCCAAAGTCAGAACTAACAACGGCAATATCTTGCTGGTTTTCATCTTTTCCCCCGTTATCCAATGGATAGTTTCGTCACCATCTGATAGCTACTCAGCACTCAAAATAGTTGCGTGGCAGCCTTCATTAGCCACCACCGCCACCGCTACACCAACTGTATAGCCACCAAAGCCATTCTTGGCACGGTACTTCATGCTTAGGCTGTGGGTGCCCTCTGGCGAAACCGGCGTAATTCTGGTTTCAATATGTTCAAAACTATCCGGGTCTTTCAGCCTGTCTTTGATATAATTTTCAACGCCTCGGTGCGAACCATCCCACGCACTCAAACAGTGAAATCCCTTGCGCTTTTTATTGGCAGCTTCCCTGCCCTCTTCCTCGGCCTTCAAGCGCTTCAATTCTACAGCCGCCGCGTCTCTCTTCGTTTCATAGTAGGATACTTTTTTTGTAAATCGTTCGTCGCCGGGCGATAGTTCAACAAGTTTTTTGTATGCCGAAATATTGCCGACAAAATCGCTGGCCGGGATTTTTGCTACTTCATCCATTAAAACTTGAACTTCGGCTAACCGTTTTTGCTCACGCTCACGCGTAATTTCCTCAACTTCAGCCAGCCGTTTTTGCTCACGCTCACGCGTGATTTCCTCAAGCCGCGAAGGATAAAAAGCCTCCAGATATTCTCGGTACAAACTATTGCCGATGCCAGGGCCAAAAAACACAACGACCAAAATCCCGGCAAACCACAGCCACTGTCTTCGATGGGCTTTTTTGTGTAATTTAATTTCTAAAGCAAGCTGGTCTTTTTCGCTTTGTCTGTCGCGGGCAACTTGTTCTGCCCAACCGTCTGAAAGCGGCTCGCCGCACTTGGGGCAAACCGTTGCCCGAGCCGATGTTTCATTTGCGCACGTCGGACAGCGCTCCAAATTAGCCATAAGTTCCCCCTCCCGTTGTCCAGCAAATAGGCTCGCAATCGCCCATAAAGTCAACCTGCGGCTTAAATTGACAAGGTTCATAGCTAACTGTACGTTTTTTGTGTTGACATATGTACGCTTCTTACGTACATATTGCCCATAGCAACGGCCGAGGGGCCTATATATCAGCTTAAACGCTCGATGCTCCCCGGTTTGTCAGCTGCCGCAAGGCCCTGCACCGCCAATAGGCGAAAATGGGCGGCGGTTTTTGAATTAAACAGGGCGCAGATACAATGAATTCACCTTTAACCTCCCCAGACGCAGGCCGGACAGCAGCAAGACCCTCCCCACTTGCAGCTAATGTCCAGCCTGTGGACGGGAGGGCCGCCTCCACCGCCGATATTGAACGTATCAAGGCGCTGGTGCTGATCAATACCCAGCTTCTGCGCCGCCAGATGGAAACAGGCACAGCCACCGCCAGTGAAATCAGGCGCATTTGTACAGTCCTGAACAGCGCGGAAGAACAAATCTGCCGCGCCGCCAACGCTGTGGCCCGGCATCTTAAGAATTTTTAGAGACAGAAGCATTGCGGGTTCCGGTCAGCCGGATTGAAGCGAGTAGGAATGAACCCAGTGACCGGCGAGGTGATCATAGCCGCAGGAAGTAAGACCAAAGCAAGTTGAATAGAGCGCGCCCGCGCCATCCCGAGCAATCAGGGAATGTGGATGTGAAACAATTAAAAAGGAATAAAACAATGGTCCAGGCCGGAGGAATAGCAGGTGGTCAGTTGCGCTCACATATTGAACGCATCGAACGCCTTGAAGAAGAAAAACGCGGTATCGCCGAAGATATAAAGGAAGTTTATGCGGGCGCAAAAGCGGTCGGCTTCGATGTGGCCATCCTCCGCAAAATTATCGCAATCCGCAAATTGGATGCCGCTGACAGGCAAGAGCTAGAAGCCCTGCTGGACGTTTATCTCCTCGCCATTGAAGGCGGCACCCTGCCCGAACCTACAGGAGGCTTATAATGGCCTTCACCTGCACAATGTCTGTCAATACTTTACGCCGCGCCGTTCAAATTGTCAGGCCGTTTGCCGAGGTGGTGGGCACCCTTCCGATTCTAACCAAAATCCGCATTGTATCCAAAGACGGCGGGCTGCACCTTCAGGCCACTGATCTTGATGTTTACATTAAGCGCATCATTCCCAACCTCGAATATGTTGGTAACATTGACGTATGTGTAAGTGCGATTGTCTTGCAGCTGTACATAGCAACCCTTGATCCGCGCGGCACCTGCACCATAAGCCAAGACGGCGAAGGTGACGCCGCGGCAGATGAAATTATATTGGCGTCGGGGGGTTCAAGTATCAGCCTGTCATCCCATGATGGTCTTGATTACCCCCGGCCCATGGATTTTGGCGAAGACATGCCCGAGGGGTTCGCGCTGCCGCCATTCTTTGTATCTGGCGTGCTTAACCGGATAGCGCACTATGCATCAACCGAAGAAACCAGATACTATTTGAACGGTGTTTGCCTGTGTGATGAAGGCGGCATGGTGCGGGCGATAGCGACTGACGGCCACCGCCTAGGCTGGATCGATACGGATATCCCCTCGCCCAAAGCGATGCGCATCATACTGCGCGCT